TTTTTCTTTGTGAGTAAATAAATCTAAGTCATGTACAAAAACTCCACAAATTTCATTAGCCCCGAGATTAAGTCTATTTAATGATTGCGAAAAACTATTTAAAACTCCATCTTTATCATAACTATATTTAATATTAGAAAATAAAGGAGTCATATCAGATCTAACTGAATTAACTAATATGGTTTTTCCTGGAGAGGGCAATCTTGACGGGAGAACAAAAGAAGGTCGTGCGGTTAGGGCATTCTTATTAGAGAATGAAATCGAATATGAAACAAAGCATGTCTACCCCAAAGAGGACATTCCTTTGACTGAAGATCAGGGCGAATTTATTTTAAACTCTGCAAAGGAGGGTATGGACAGTTTCCAAATTGCATCTATACTATTTCCAGACGCTCATGTAAAAAGAGGCGGAAGAGAGTTTATGACTGTCCATAATTACTTGGAAGCAACAAGTCCAGGCTCAGTGCATATTTCAGAAGACGTATTAACTAAAAAGTATTCTGCGCCAAAAGCTATTAGTAAAATCTTAAAAAAGATTAATGACTATTGCTCTAAAGATATAGAAGAATCAAAGCTTAATGTTGCAGAAAGAAAATCTATAGAATCTCTCGGCGGCTTTTTATCTTCTCCTAGATTTATACAGGTTATAAATAATTATGATAGCTCAGAAGATAGAGATTTATTTGAAGCAGAATTTATACGCGCGACTTGGGATAAGCCAGACTTAACCTCAGACGAAATTAATTTATATATTAATGTTTGCATGGATTATATTCATCTAAAAAATATTCAAGGAGCAATCAATAAACTTAATCGTATGTTTGATGATGCAGAAGACCAGCAGGACTTGACAGTAAGATTGGCGGAACTTTTGAAGACTAAAAGCGAAGAATATAATCAATGCGAAAAAAGAATGGAGTCTCTTATCCAAAAACTGCAAGGAGACAGGTCAAAAAGAATATCTAGTAAACATAGAGAGAACGCAAGTATACTATCGCTAGTCCAATTGTTTCAGGAAGAAGAGGAGCGAAAGGTTATGATTATGATGGCAGAAATGCAAAAGAAGGCTGCCAAGAAGGAGGCCGACAATCTGGAGTCGATGCCAGAATGGAAGGCTAGAGTTTTAGGAATATCAAAAGGAGATGTAATTTAAATGGCTAAAGAACCAGCATATACTTACGGCATAGAGATTATTAAAATCGTCGATGGAGATACTATAGATGTATTGATAGATTTAGGATTTCACATAAAAGTTAAAAAGAGAGTTCGGCTACAAGGCATCAATGCACCAGAGTCTCGCACTAGAGATTTAGCAGAAAAAAAGAGAGGTTTGGCCGCCAAAGCCAGGCTAAGAGAAATGTGTTCAGACGAAGAATTTGGGGAAGCGAAACTAGTCCTTAAGTGTCATGGTATAGGAAAGTATGGTAGAGTCTTGGGTGAAATATTTAACCACAACTGCAACCTTAATAGAATGATGGTTGTTGAAGGCTTTGCTTCTGAATATGACGGAGGTAAGAGATAGTTTTAAATGCAGGGTTTGCTCGCAGTCTTTTAAGACTGAGCGATCACTTCACGCACATCTCAAAAAACATGGGATGACTATGGCTGAATACTATACCAAGTATTATCCAAGAAACAATCTTCTTACTAGAGAGCCCCTTCCGTTCAAAAATAAAGAGCAGTATTTTAATGAAGATTTCTCTAACAGGAGACAGCTAATTAAGTGGTGTGATAAAACTGGAAGAAATGAAGTGAAGCCATACATCTTAGAAATGCTTAAAAAAAGGGTCGAGTCTAAGTCTCTAGAGTTTGGCCCATCTCATGTTGAGCTTAAAATAGCATCTATGCCAACCATAGACATATATAAAAGGCATTTTGGCTCATACAGTAATGCCTGCGCCCAGGCTGGAGCTAAACCAATGTTTAATAAGCCCGCTCCAGAATCTTGGTATTCTGATGGATATTCTGATACTAAAATATTTATAGACACAAGAGAGCAGCAGCCACTGGAGTTCAAAAATTCAGAATCCCTAAAATTAGAGTTTGGAGATTATGCGGTTGGCGGAGACGACTATGCGTATACATATGTTGACCGAAAAGGAGAGCAAGATTTTAAGTCTACATTAAGCAAAAATAATCTAGAAAGATTTAGAGAAGAGCTTAAGCGCACAAAAGACTTTGACAGCTATTTATATATAGTAGTTGAAAGCGATTTTACTCAAATCTATAAAAACAACCGATGGGGCCCACATAAATCAAATTTAAAATACATCTACCACAACATGAGGGTCCTGGCCCACGAGTTTGCAGGAACTTGCCAGTTTTTATTTACGGGCAATAGAGAGAACTCTGAGTTAATCATTCCAAAGCTTTTGGTTCTGGGTGATAAATTATGGGATGTGGATTTACAATATTACATAGACAAAGATGGCTTGGGATAAAGGCAACCAACTTCCTAGAACCGACGAGGAGGACTTCAATAAATACTTATTGGGAATTGATGGTTATATTGAAGAAAGAGAAGCTAAAATTTTGTTGTATAAATTTCTTAGAGAGAATATTACATTTACTACAGATTTAATCTCTGGGGTAAATCTTTTCCCTTTCCAGCATATGGCGATTAAAGCTATGTTTGAAACAGATTATTTTATGGGAGTATGGAGTCGTGGTATGTCAAAATCTTTTACTACTGCAATATTTGCATATTTGGACGCAATCCTAAACCAAGGCGTTGAAATTGGAATATTGTCTAAGTCATTTAGGCAGGCAAAAATGATATTCAAAAAGATTGAAGATATTGCCGCAAAACCAGAGGCCGAATATTTATCTCAATGCATAACTCATAAATCAAAAAGTAATGACGAGTGGCTTTTGGAGATTGGGCGATCAAGAATTAGGGCTCTTCCCTTGGGAGATGGAGAAAAACTTCGTGGTTTCAGATTTCATAGAATAATCATCGATGAGTTTGCTCTCATGCCTGAAAGGATTTATAATGAGGTTATTATACCATTCCTAAGTGTTGTAGAAAATCCAACCCAAAGGGAAGAGCTTTACAATACAGAAACAGAATTAATAAAGCAGGGTAAAATGAAAGAAGAAGATAGGTATATATGGCCGAACAATAAATTGATTGCTCTTTCTTCCGCAAGTTATAAATTTGAATATATGTATAAGGCTTATGAGCAGTTTGAGGAGCTTATAAGGGTCGGCAGCAATAGCAAGGCTGACGCACATCGTACAATTATGCAATTTAGTTATGACTGCGCGCCAAAGCAGTTATATGATAAAAATTTGATAGAGCAAGCTAAATCCACAATGAGTCAATCTCAGTTTGATAGAGAGTTTGGTGCAGTCTTTACGGATGATAGCTCTGGTTATTTTAAGACATCAAAAATGGCGGCATGCACACTAAAGGATGGAGATAAAACAACCGTTGAGGTTGCTGGAGAGGTTGGGGCAAAATACATTCTTTCTTTTGACCCTAGTTGGGCAGAGAGTGAGAGTAGTGACGACTTTGCTATGTCGGTATTTAAATTAAATGACGAAAAGAAGATGGGTACGCTAGTTCATTGCTATGCTTTGTCTGGAGCAAATCTAAAACAACATATTTTTTACTTCTATTATTTGCTCAAGCATTTTAATATTGTTGCAATATGTGGGGACTATAATGGAGGGGTACAATTTCTTAATGCTGCAAACGAAAGTAGTTTGTTTAAAAAGAATAAACTCAAAATCAATTGTATTAACACAAACTTTGATGATGTAGAAAATTATCAAGACAGGTTGCGAGAAGGAAAAATAGAATATAATCTTGACAATAAAACAATCTGTTATCTAAGAAAGCCTACCAGTCAATGGATCAGAAGGGCAAATGAATTGTTGCAAGCTAATTTTGACCATAAAAGAATATTGTTCGCAGCTAGGGCAATCAATGATTCATACAATGAGCAAAGAAGAAAAAAGATTCCTATAGACAAACTTCAGTTTCTGAGAACTTCTCTGCATATTGATAAAGAAACAACGTCCGCAAAAATGATTGATTTTGTCGAACATCAATTTGATATGCTAAATCTAACAAAGACGGAGTGCGCCCTAATTCAAATCACAACATCTGCATCAGGAACACAAAGTTTCGATTTGCCGTCAAATCTAAAAAGACAGACTGGTCCAGAGAAAACAAGAAAAGACTCCTACTCATCATTAGTACTTGGAAATTGGATGATTAAGTTATATTATGACCTGATGGCGGTTAAAGAAGAAAAACCTATTGTGAGTTTTACTCCCATGTTTATAAAGTAGGTGTATTAAAAATTAATGGATAAACCATATAAATATACTACAGTTTTTGAGA